GGCTGATGAAATAGCAGCAGACCGTCAAGGCTGTGTTGATCGTAACACTCAGCACCTTGAGTTGATGGTAGCTAAAGAAGATTGGGGCAGTGAGAGTATGACTGCAACTAACGCAGCTATTACAGCAGGCAACGGCTACACCGCATCGTGAGGATAGGTCATGGCTAGAATGTCATACGGGAAAACTGCGGCTACAAAAACGCGAACAAAGGCGAAACCTGCTTTACCTAAACGCAACGCTAGATCGACAGCTAACAAGAAAAGGACAAGATAAATGCAAGGCGTTAAGCACTACAAGAGAGATGGCACTGAGCATAAAGGCACTAGCCACAAAATGTCTGATGGCACACTGCACAGTAACAAGTCGCACACGAAAACAAGCGTAAAGTTATTTCATTTAAAAGATTTGTCTAGTAAAGCCAAGCTAAAAGCCAAAAAGTAATGTTGCTCGTATTTGTTCTTGTCGTGTCTGTAAATGGTGAGATTGATAAAACGCAAAGTTATTGGAAAGACCTCACGCGCTGCCGATATTTCGCGCAACAGTTAACCTGGCAGTCTTCAAACATTCGGTATGGAAATCCTGTAAGAGCATGGTGCAAGCCAGCTTACGTTGACCCCAAACGGGTACAAATTCACACCTAGTTCATAACCTGCTGGTTAACCCGGCGGCTCAAGGAAAACATTATGGCGCTTATCGCCCTTGAACTCCCGGCGGGTATTTACAACCACGGGACGGATTTAGACTCGTCTGGCCGTTGGATTGATGGCAACTTTATCAGATGGCAGAACGGTTCTGTTCGGCCTATTGGTGGATGGACCACCCGCAAGGCCAGCGCAACTGCATCAGTCCCTAGGGGAGCAGTCGCTTGGACAGATCACTCTGATGATGCCCACATTGCAGTAGGTACGCACAATAAATTGTATGCCTTAAATCAAGGTTCAACAGTCAGTGACATCACGCCGACCAGTTTTACAGCAGGCGCTGTTAACGCCAATGTTAACTATGGCTTTGGTGGACAGACTTACGGCAATACAGGATATGGGACATCACGCGATGCCGAGTTACCTGCGGCTGTAACAACCTGGTCGCTTGATAACTTTGGTCAGTATTTGGTCGCTTGCTCGTCAGCGGATGGGAAGATATATCAATGGCAGTTAAACGGGTCAACAGTCGCTGCTGTTTTAAGTAATGCGCCTACGGGCAATAAAGCAATGATGGTGACTGACGAGCGTTTTGTGTTTGCTTTAGCGTCTGGCGGTAACCCACAAAAGGTTGCCTGGTCGGATCGAGAGAACAACAACCTATGGGCGGCAGCGACAACTAATCAAGCGGGTGACATTGAACTGCAAACCACGGGCGAGATTATGTGCGGCATCCGGGTAAAGGGTTCGGCGCTAATACTAACCAATTTAGATGCTCACTCGGCAACGTATGCAGGCCCCCCGTTTGTTTACTCGTTTAGTCGGGTTGGCACATCGTGCGGGATCATCTCTCGCCAAGCAGCTATCGCTGTTGATGAGGGTGCGTTTTGGATGGGTACAGGAGGCTTCTTTCAATACAACGGAAGCTCCGTACAAGAAATGCCATGCGAAGTTTCAGACTATGTCTTTACGTCACTAAACGCAGCGCAACGCTCAAAGGTCTGCGCGATGCACAATTCGCAATTTGGTGAAGTCTGGTGGTTTTATCCATCTGGCGACTCGATGGAGAATGATCGCTATGTAGTCTATGACTATAAAGAAGGTCACTGGAATATCGGTACGCTATCACGTACATCAGGCGTTGACTTAGGTGCTTTTAGGTCACCGCTCTGGTTTGATGCGTCTGGGAACTTGTACAACCATGAGTTTGGACTAGCGCATGACTCTGCGCCATTTGTAGAGTCTGGGCCTATTGCGATGGGTAGCGGTCAGAGCATTATTAAAGTCAACGAAATCATCCCCGACGAGGGTTCGCAAGGTGAGGTAAGCCTGACGTTTAAGACGCGCTTTTATCCTAACGGTGAAGAGTCTAGTCATGGTCCCTTTACGCTAGGCAATCCAACCGGGGCAAGGTTTCAAGGTCGCCAGGTAAGGATGCGGATAAACGGCACTGACCTTAAAGACTGGCGCGCAGGCAAGATGCGGTTAAACGTAATTGAGGGAGGCAGACGTTGAGCTTTCAGTTACCACAACCGATTGGCCCTGATTGGAAGTTATGGGGCAAGCGGCTAATTGATAACCTATCGTCTACCCGATCACAGTTAGTTTATCGTTTAACAGGCGACTCTGCGGCATCTCAAGGCGTCATGCTTTGGGATAGCACTGGATACCCGGTGATCGCTAAAGGTAACGCCTACAAGCAAATGCTATTGGAAGGAGGCTGCGGCCAATTCTATGCAACGGCTACTCAGACGGCCTCAAATGCAAACACCGCCACACCAATTACGTTTAACAGTGCAACGCAGGTTAATGGCTTGGCGATTAATGGATCAGACGCCACCAAAATTGACTGCACCGAAGCCGGACTGTTGCACGTTACGGTAACCGCTCAAGCGACAGCAAGCTCTAGTTATATTGGGTATCTGTGGATTAACGTCAACGGAACCGATGGATTTGCTGTTAGAAAGGCCGTTGCTGGAGCCGATATAATCAGCCATACGGCGCTTGTAACAGTAGCTGCTGGCAATTATCTAAAGGTTATCTACTCAGTGTCTAATACGGGCTTAACGCTGCCTAATGCAGCCGCATCTTCACCCATACCCGCAATTCCTGCGGTGCAGGTTTCGATTACCCGAATAGAGCAATAAATGTCGCTAAGTGATGAGCTTAATCGGTGTAGACCGTGGATAGAGGCTGCACTGGAATATTCAGGTGGAACTCATTTATACCAGGATATTGTTGAGGGGATTGCAAGTGGGCACATGCAGTTTTGGCCAGCCGCTAAAGGTTGTGCGGTAACTGAAATCATAATCTTTCCCCGCAAGAAGGTATTTCATATCTTTCTAGCCGGTGGAGAAAAGCATCAAATCGTGGACATGGACGATTCAGCATTGGCGTTTGCCAAGGCGCAGGGCTGTTCAGGTATGACAATTGCCGGTCGAAAGGGCTGGTCTCGGGTATTAAAAACAAAAGGGTGGACCGAAGCGTTCACCACACTCTCTAAGGATATTTAATATGTCAGGTGGAAAAGGCGGTAGCCAAACATCACAGGTTGAGATTCCAAGTTGGATTCAGCAACCCTCAATGCGAAACATGGCGAGGGCCGAGGACGTACAGCAAATCGGTTATCAGCCGTACATGGGGCCTGATGTCGCTGGATTTACAGAGCCACAGCAGCAAGCCATGCAGTCTAATATTGATGCAGCCTCTGCCTTTGGGTTGGTTGATCCAGGCATGAACGCGATGGACGGTATGCCACAGGCAACGGATTATAATGGCATGTCCGGTTACTCCTCGTTTCCGCTGTACGAACAGGCAGTGAATGACATGAACGCCGCTAACCCAGAACAGGCTGCTGCTTATGGCAGCCTATTTGGTAATGAGACAGGCTTTCAAGGGTTTCCAGGTGTCAACCCAGGAATAGGCCCAGGCGCTCCCGGTGGACCAAGTGGTTATCCTGGTGGTAATCCCGGCAGTAATTTGGGTGGCGGTAGCACTTATACCCCTCCCGGTCATACGTATGGACCTGATTACCCTGGTGGTATGCCTGGTGATCATCAGTTAGCGTCAGGCCCTGATATGTCGAACTATTTTACAATGGACCAGGTAAACGACTTGTTTGCTAACCAACAGGGACCAGACCTATCGGGTTATGCCACTAATGAGTCGGTGAGCAATCAGTTCGATAATTTCAATCCTACTGGCCCAGCGCCCTATGATGATTCAGGAATAATGGATTTAATTAGAGGCAATCAATCGGCAATACAGAATGCACCTAGCTATGACGATTCACAGTTAAGAAGCGATATTGACAGCAGATTTAATAGTTTTGAGGCCAACGCAGGGGTAAAGCCAGCACCACGGGATTTATACGACGATTCGGGTCCAGTGATTAATCAAGGTCTTGATATGTTCTCTCCGAAAATGCTACAAAATTCTAATAGAAGGAAGTTTTAACATGGCAAATGGCGGCGCAAAAGGCACATTACAAGCAGGAGTAATGAACGGTGGCCGACCGAAGCCACAGGTAGACCCTGCATCTTTATACTCTGACCCAGCTCTTAACCCGAATTTTGCCCCCCAGCAAATTATGGGGAGTGCGGGTTCGACAGAACCACGATCTTTTGGTGGTGCGGAGATCATAAGCGATGGTCCAGGCTGGAGGGGTCCACAACCCGGACAACCTCAACCACCTTTGACTAATAATCCACCACAGCCACAGCCACAGCCACAGCCACAGCCACCAGGACAACGTGCCCCAAACATTAACCAAACAGCAGCATCGGGCATTAATGACTCGATCAGTGGTGCGCGTAGAGAAATGGGATTTCAGCCGGGTACGGTCGGCGCTAATGGTTATCGTGCAGGGTTCTCTCGAGGTCAAGGCTACAATGCCGCTGGCGCAGCAGGTAGAGGATACCAAGCAGCGGGAACCAATGGGCAAGGCTTTGATGCAGCCGGTGTTAACTCTCAAGGTTATGGCGCAGAACGTGTTGCGGATCGCCCTGGGATTAGTGCTGACAGCGTGACAGCGGGTCAAGTCGGCAATACCGACCTTTCTCGTTATATGAACCAATACGATACGCAAGTCATTGATAACACGCTCTCTGATCTAGATCGCTCTCGACAGCTACAGCAGCAAAACATTGGTGCTAACGCATCAGCCGCCGGTGCCTATGGTGGCTCTCGTCATGCTTTAAGAGAGTCTGAAAACAATCGTAACTACTTTGACCAGGCCGCAAAAACGTCATCAGCACTGCGTCAATCTGGGTTTAATAACGCCCAGCAGATGGGTCTGACTGACATCCAAAACACGATGCAAGGAGACCTTGCAAACCAAGGGGCGAACTTACAAGCGGGGACGTTAAACGCTAATCTTGGACAGCAGCGGGCAATGGCTAACCAGATGGCGGGCAATCAAGCCTCTCAGTTCGGCGCAACGGCGGGTAATCAGGCGTCACAACAAGCCTCTGCACAACAACAAGCTGCAAATCAGTTTGGTGCCCAAGCGGGTAACACATCAGGGTTGGCTAACCAGGCGTCTTTAAATCAAGCGCGTCAGTTTGGGTCTCAGGCAGGTAATACAGCCAATCTAGCCAATCAGGCAGCGTTTAACAATGCGGGTCAGTTTGGGGCACAGGCAAGGAACACATCAGGGTTAGCGAATCAGTCGGCCTACAACAACTCAGGTCAGTTTAATGCCGGTGCGCGTCAGGCAGCGCAACTGGCTAATCAAAACGCTGGGCTGGCTGGATCACAGCAGCGCCTATCAGCGGCCAATCAGTTAGGTAATTTATCTAATCTAGGTTTCGGTATGGGCCAAACAGTAAGCGGTAACCTTGCCCAAGACGGTGCCATGAAGCAGGGTATGAACCAGCTATTAATTGATGCCGCTAAGAACCAGTTTAGTCAGTACACCAACTCACCTTATCAGTCTATTGGGCTGCTATCTCAGGCATTGGGTGCCTCACCGGTCCCTCAAACTACCACCACCAGCAAGCAGCCAGGGTTGTTTGATTACCTAACACTCGGCGCAGGAATGTAACTATGTACAGCATAGAAAATGATGATGAAGAGAAAATGCGGAAAATAGCCCAGCAACTGTTTATTAAGCAAAACGCTGAGAAAGACCTAAACAGCACAATGACGCCACCAGCGATTAATATTCCTCCACCAGCGGTTGCAGCACCTGAAGTTCCTCAAACGATGATGGACCAGATGCAGCCCTATCTTCAACAGTTAGGTCAGAGTGCCCAAGGATATACCCAAGGATTTACTGCTCCAGGCATTGATCCTGTTCAGCGCGGCGGTGGGCCTATGCAGCCAAGTTCTATTCCGATGGCAGCGTATGGTCAGGGGCTGGTTAGTCAGATGGGAGAGCCTCAGTCCGACGATGAAGATAAAAAAGCAAAAATGGCAGAAATGATAATGAAAATGATGGGAGGTGGATGATGACACCAGAACAAATGAAGCAGATACAGTTGATGAATAGCCCAGGCTTTAGGGCCGCTGTACAAGCAAGACCCGCTTCCAACACGCCCTCAATGGCACCACCAGCCGCCGCACCACAGGCCCCTCAAGGCTTATTGGCAAGGATGGGCGCCGGTATACAGAACTTTAGGTCTGACCCAGAGAAGATGGCTCGATTACAGATGGGCTTGAACTCTATGCGTCTGAACCCGGATGCGGGGATAGCGGCATCAGCAGGGAACACCATTAAACAGGCGCAAGAGCGTCGTATGTTAGGTGCTAATGCTAATTCAACGATTGCCTATTTAAAGGCACAACCGAATAATCCAATGGCTAAACAAGCCCTTGCGATGATTGAGGCAGACCCTAGTTCTATTAAAGAGGTGTTGGTTGCGTTTCGGAATAACCAATTTAAGCCAGAAGCAATGCCCAAAACTATTGGCACTGTACAGGTTGCCCAAGAAGACATGGTGGTTGGTGAGGTCACGATTAAAAAGGGTAATCAATATGTGATTAACCATAAACCCGGTATTGGATACTCTGCGGTTGATCTTGGCACGACGGGGCAAACAGCAGCAGACAAGAATAATATGGCTTTGGACCTACAAAAATCCGAGTGGGATTTATCGGCAGGCCAAAAAAAGGGCGAGGAAGTATTTAGGCAGTTTAATCTTATTGATGATCAAATACAGAGCTTTGCGCGAGCAGGAGAGTTGGTTGACGAGGGCGCAAAAACTGGCTTTGTTCAAAAGTTCTTGCCCTCAACCTCTGCGGCAACGACCGAGCTTCGTCAGATCGCAAATAAGATGGGTATTGATATTATTAATTCCGCTACATTTGGTGCCCTAAGTGCTACCGAGCTACGGCTTGCGTTAGAAACAGGCTTTGACCAAAATCTATCAGGTGATGCACTGGTTGAGTATATCCAAAATAAGATTGCCGCCCAAACTAAACTTAGAAATGCGTTAATGCCTGAAGTGCAAATGCTTCTTGGAGGCTCTGGGCTTAAAGCCTACGCTGACTACAAGATAGACAACAGAAAGCGTCACGACGCAGCACAAGATGCTTTCAGTCAAATACAGAAAAACATTCCTAGCCTCACTGCTGAAGAGTGGAGAGACTATAATCTGGAAGAGCGCGAAGCGGTGATGAGAGACGGGGGTTTACTATGAGCAATGCCTTAGAGGAGCTTCGCAAAAAGAAGGCTAACGCTAATCTACCGCGAATAGAGCCTACTACAGAAGCGGCTCCACAGGGCAGCTACGCCGGTAATTTGTTGCGAACCGCAGTAGGTCAGGGTTTTGGCTTGGGGTTCGGTGATGAGATTGAGGGGGCGATCAACAGCGGTCTTTCTCAGCTTAGTGATGACCCAAAGACCTATCAACAAGCGCGCGGTATCGCTCGAGCAAAGATAAAGCAGTTCCAAAGTGAGAACCCCGGCGTTGGCATCACTAGCGAGATCGTGGGGGGGTTAATTCCTACAGTGATCGCCATGATGACGGGTGTCGGTGCCCCCGCTGGTGTGGCCAATGCAGTGCGACTCGGCAATTTAGGAGGTCGTCTTTTAACTGCAGGAAAGGTAGGTACTGCCGCTGGCACAGGATACTCTGAACAAGGGCTTACTGATAACCCACTTGGCTTGGCCTACGATGCAGGAAAGGGTGCGGTAGCGGCGATGGCTGGTGGTGAGATTCTTAGAGGAGCGGCTAGAGGCGCAGGGTCGCTTTACGATAAGGGTGTCAACGCGATTAGAAATAAATATGGGGATGGTTACGCCGGGAAGGTACAAGAGTACCTCAATGACTTAATGAAGCGCACTGGAAAAAGTCTCGATGAGACACTTGAGGACATCAGAAATGGTGCTGTAATGTCAGAAGATGAGCAATTATTGGCAAGTTTAAGGCTTATCGCAAGTAAGGGGGGCGATGCGTCTGGCGACATAAAGAACGCTGCCAAGATTCGTGCAGAGCAAACGCGAGGCAGCGCTAAAGAGGCGCTAGATGAGGCATTAGTGCCGGGCCAATCAGGGCAAAATGTTCGCAGGGTTTTAAAAAGCACCGATGAAGAGTTAAAGGCTGATCAAGCGGCTCAATACGAGAGCATCTATGCACAATCTAAAGCCATACCCAAAAGACTTAGCGACCGTATAGTGGGCATGATGCGAGTTAACCCCCAGGTCCGAAAAATGTTTGTTGAGGACTTTGAGTCAGCCCGATTAGCCAACCCAAGGTATCAGCAATTGTTTAAAATGGTTAAGAATGAGGATGGTACTGAGACCCTTGAACTACTACGACCTATTACTTTAGCCGATGCCGAGGGCTTTAGGCGTAACCTTAAAGAAACTGCGAGCATGATCTTTGAATCCCCCAACAAGCGCAACACGCCAGGCTTTAATTATAACAAAGCAGAAATTGCTGTTAGGAGCGATATTGATAAATTCAGCCCTGATCTTGCAGCGGTTCGAGGTTCCTTTGCTGACCGTGAGGCCGTGGAAGCTGCAATTAGGCTGGGTAGGCAAATGTCTAGCAAGAGTTCAGATGAAGTGGGGGTTGCAATGGACACCTTAACAAGCCCAGAGCAATTAGCCGGGTTTAGGGCGGGCATGCACAATGCGGTTAATAAGAAGTTTTCAGATAGCGGTGGTCTTTGGAGCGCAAGGGCGGGTGGCCTTGATGTTTCAAATCGTACCCCTAACGCGCTCATGAAAGAAATCTTGCCAGAGGATCAGGCAGATGATGTGATTGAACGCTTGGGCCGTTATGGTATGGCCAATCAGGTTAATCAAAAGGTCAAACCAGCCGGTGGTGCCATCACTCAATTTGCAGAGGCCGCTGGCAATGAACTTGACGCCGTAGGAACCGCTGGTGTGGGGGTTCAATTAGCGCGTGGTGATTTACCTGGTGCAGCGCTTTCCTTAATGAACAAATTAAGGCCAAAAGACTTAGGGTTAAATGACAAGCAGCTACAGTCAGTGGTAAAGGTATTGTTTTCAGAAGACCCTGAGTTTGTGCGTCGGGCATTGGCTGACAACACGACAGTGGGTGAATTAAACAAAAGAATAATCCGAATTGCGCAAAATATGGAAATTGGTGGGCAAAATATCGTTCGTCGGCAATCTCCAGGCATATTAGAAGACTTTTAGACTAAAGATGTAACCCAAACTTATCCCTTAACCGCCTTTGTTGGCGGTCTTTCTCGTGGAAAAACATATGGAACTTAAAAAACTGACCGACGATGACATCAAGCAAATTGCTTCAGACGCGGTAGACAATGCGGAAGACTTTGTTAATTCAGAGATCGTCGATAATCGACTCAAGGCGCAACGCTACTATGATGGTCATGTAGACATCGGTGAAGAGGATGGTCGATCAAAGGTTGTGGCCACCAAGATTAGGGACAAGATACGCGCTATTAAGCCAAGTCTTATGCGGGTGTTTTTATCCACAGACAAGCCTGTTGAGTTTGCTCCAATGGGGCCAGAGGACGCTCAGTTCAGTGAGCAAGCGACAAAATACGTTAACTATAAGTTCAATCAACTCGGTGGTTACCGAATTCTACAGGAAGCGTTTAGCGACTCGCTGCTTAAAAAATGCGGTGTTGTGAAGTGCTATTGGGATGTAGAAAAGAAGAGCGAGACCTATGACCACCAAGACCTACCTGATGAGCAGTTTAGTCTCATTGTCAATGATCCGCGAGTAGAGGTTATTGAACACTCAGAGAACATCGAGATCGATATTGACGAGATGGGTATGGAGCAACAGCGCTCTAGCCATGATGTAAAGATATCGGTCACCGAAGAGTACGGCGATCTTGTTATCGACACCCTGCCGCCAGAAGAGTTCTTTGTCTCCTCTGATGCCACCTCTATTGAGGATGCCTATTGTGTGGCCCATAAGCGTGATATGCGGGTAGGTGACCTGGTGGCGATGGGATATGACTTTGACGTTGTCTCTGAACTGTCTAGCGTGGAGACCGATAACTTTGCTGATGAAGAGCGTTTTGAAAGACAGAACTTTAGCTTTGGCAACGAAGAGCAGCCCCTTGATCCGTCGATGAAAAAGGTCGCGGTTTCTGAGGTCTACATGAAGATTGATGTGGACGGCACTGGTGTCCCGGTCATGCACAAGATTCTGCTCGGTGGTGGCTCTGATGAACTGCTTGATTATGAGCCTTGGGGTGACCTTCCCTTTGCCATGTTTCAGCATGATCCAGAGGCGCACACCTGGGTAGGAAATTCATTAGCTGACATCCTATTCTCAGAGCAAGACGCTTCAACTGCAATGCTTAGAGGCGTGTTAGATAACGTCGCACTGACCAACAACCCTCGGACTGAAATCGTCGAGGGTCAGGTCAATGTTGATGACTTCTTAAATAACGAGATTGGCGGTGTAGTTAGGACCAAGCAGAGTGGTGCCATTAATCCTTTGACGGTTCCCTTTGTTGCGGGTCAGACGCTAATAGCGGTTGAGTATTTAGATACGCAGATCGATCATAAGACTGGCGTATCCGCAGCCTCTTCAGGTTTAGACGCTAACGCCTTGACTGGGACAACGGCCACGGCTGTTAACGCCACTATCCAAGGCGCAGCCACACAGATTGAGGTGATGGCAAGAAACTTAGCCGAGGGTGGTGTGACTCAACTGTTCAAGTTGATGCTCAAGCTGACCATTGAGAACTGCGATAAGGTCGAGATGATGGCCATTTCAGGCGGCGATTATATGCCGGTTGATCCACGCTCTTGGAATAAAGAGATGGACGTTACGGTCAATGTGGGTCTGGGTACGGGCAAAGAGGGTGAGCGCTTAATGGCGCTTCAGCAAGCCCTGGACATGCAGGTGCAAATCTTTACCAATTACGGTGTCGGTAATGGCCTGGTCGGTATGACGGAGATCAGGAACACACTCGCCGATATGTTGGCGCTGGGTGGCCTACGCAACATTGATCGTTACTTTAAGCCGATGACTGTAGAACAAGAGATGCAGATGCAGTCACAAAGCCAGCAGGGTGAGCAGCCAATGGATCAGTCAACCGCCTATCTTCAGGCAGAGCAATTAAAGGCCCAAGCCAAATCTCAGAGTGACATGGCCCGAATTCAGATAGACGCACAGAAAGCAGTAGCAAAGGACGATCGAGAGCGTGATCAGATGGACCAAGACCTGTTAGTAAAAGCGGCTGAGATATACGGCAAGTATCAAACCAACGTGGATGTCGCAGGGGTGAAGCAAGCCCAAGCAGTCCCACGTTACCCACAAGAATCACCAGCCCAGGCGGTAACAGGCGGTAGATTTTGAGTGTAAGAGAAAAGGCTCAACGATACGCCCGCCTCGCGGGTGATGATGTATTTATTGAGCTTTTACAGGATGTCAGGGATGGCGCTGTTAGCGTCTTTCTGGAGCAGTCTCGTGACGATGAGGCGATTAACCGAGCGCGGAATTTAATTGATGCGCTCAACACTTTAGAGACCACAATCAACGCAGTTAAACTGAACGATTTGGTTGAAAATAAAAGGAAACAGTACCGTGGAAACGACTGAAGCAATAATGGATGGCAGCATTGAATCTGCCGCAGAAGCGATCTTAGAGCAACCCAAAACAGAGGAAGCGGAGGTTGAGGAGGAGGTTGAAAATACCGAACCTGAGACTGAAGAGCCCGACGAGGAGGAGCCTGAATCGCAGGATGAAAATGAAGACGAAGAAGAAGACGATATTAGTGAGGACGACGAAGACGAAGACGATGCCGTTCCTGAGAGTCAGACTTTCACTGTCAAAATAGACGGTGAAGAAAAGGCTGTAACTCTCGACGAACTCAAGCAAGGTTTCTCCGGTCAGAAGTTTGTTCAGAAAGGTATGCAGGAGAACGCTCAAGCGCGAAAGCAGACTGAGGATGTTTATAACGCATTACTGGAATCTCGTCAGCAAGTGACAGACCTTTTTCAGAAATTGCAAAACGGAGGCGCTGCTCGCCAGCCTATTAAGCCAGACCTAGCCATGTTAGACACCGATCCAATCGGATACGTCGAAGCTAATGCCCGGTTTGAGCATGATATGCAAGCCTATCAAGGTGAGATGCAGCAATATCAACAGGTCGCTCAAGACCAGCTACACGCCCAAAATATAGCCCTAGAAGCCCATCGAAACCAAGAGATGTCTAAGCTCTTAGAGATCATGCCTGACTTGAAAGACCCCACCAAGGGGAAGGTAATGAAGGAGCAGATGCTTGCGGTCGGTAACGAGTACGGTTATTCGCCGGACGAGATATCAACGATTGTGGATCACCGGGCTATCCGAGTTTTGGAGGATGCTAGAAAGTATCGAGAAATTGTAGCAGGTAAAAGCAAGGCCGTTGAAAAGGCGACTCACAAAAAGAGAACGCAGCCGTTAAAAGCAGGGTCTAAAAAAGTAAAGTTAGGCGCTAAAGAAATTCGGAATAAGCAAAATAGACTGAAAAACTCAGGCTCAATTGATGACGCGGTCGCGTTAATCTTGGGCTAAACCTTTATTGAGGAAATTATCATGGCACAACCATCAAATACGTTTGACTCCTATGACGGAGCAAATTCAATAAAAGAGGACTTGAGTGGAATTATAGAATCGGTAAGTCCCGAAGACACCCCGTTTTTTTCTGCTTGTAAAAAAACAAAAGCAACTGCTACTTTGCATGAGTATCAAACTGACTCATTGCGCGCTGCTGGAGCCAATGCTCACATTGAAGGCGATGCAACCGCCGCAGAAGCTCGTACAGCTACCAACCGTTTAGGTAACCGAACTCAGATTTTCAAAAACGCCGTAGTGGTAGCTGATACTGATGCAGGCTTGTCAAAAGCAGGTAAGAATAGCGAGATGGCGTACCAAGTCATTAAGGTCGCAAAAGAGCAAAAATTGGACATAGAATTGGCTTTGTTTGCCAATAACGCTGTAGTCGCAGGTAGTGCAAGCGCTGCTCGTGAGCTAGGTGGTGCGCCAATTTGGTTAACTACTAATGACAGCTTTGCGTCTGGAAACTCTGGTGCAGCTCCAAACGGCACTGGCGGCGCTCGTACAGATGACGGTACTCCTCGTGATCTTACGCAAGCTATCTTTGATGCAACTATGCAGAGCATTTGGACTGCTGGTGGTAACCCAGATACTGTTTATCTGTCTCCTTACCAAATGAACATTGCGCTAGGCTTTACTGGTAACAACAACCAGCGGTCAACTGTTCAGGCTGGTGATGCGAAAGTAGTTAAGTCACTCGACGTTTATGTAACGCCCTGGGGTACGGTTGAATTTCAACCAAGCCGCCTGATACGCGGTCGAGACATTCTGATTGCTCAGAATGATATGTGGAACGTAGCAGTCTTGCGTCCAACCAAGAACGTAGAACTTGCCAAAAATGGCGATAACTCTACTCGTCAAGTGGTCACGGAGCTTACGCTCGTATGTAAGAATGAAGCTGCCAGCGGTCTTATTGCTGACCTAGCTGTTTCTTAAAATAACGTAACTACGCTGTAAATTAGCCTCACCCTTTCGGGGGTGGGGTTTTTTAATCGAGGAGAAAATAATTATGCCAATGGTCAAAGGTAAAAAGTACGCATACACGACAGCAGGTAAAACGGCAGCGGCAAAAGCAAAAAAAACTCCCGCTAAGAAGAGAAGGAAAAAGTAATGCTGATCAAAGAAAAGATTATCCCTACCGAGAAAGGGATTGAAATTCAGAAGACATTTGATAATGACGTATATATTGAAGAAGCCAAACAAATTAGAGATCAGGGGCTAGGGCAAACGGGCGAGAATCGTTTAGTCGGCAGAATACCTGTTCATCTCGTCGTTCAGTGGATGAAAGAAGCTGGCTTGTCTTGGAGTGATACCGAGGCTAAAAAAGACCTAATTCGCAAGAAAATGCTATCAGGTGAGTTTGATGCATTTCGCGTGTGGAAAGGAAGCTACTGATGGCAACTAACAAGGAATCGTTAATGATCCACGAAAAAGAGTGTGCGCTGCGGTATGAGCATATCCAGACGCGCTTGGAGTCAGGCAACGCAAGATTTGACAAAATAGAGCGCCTCATCTTTGGCGTCTACCCGTTTATTTTAGCGGCGGTAGCCATCGGCAAGTGGCTGTAGAGTAACTTATGGATAGTGTCGTTAAGCTGATTAATGAGGTGGGCTTTCCTATCGCTGCCGCTTTGGGCTTAGGTTTATTTATTTGGAAACTTATTAATCGTATTATTGATGGCTTAGAGACAAAGGTAGATACGTTAGATGACAAGCTAGTTGAGCAGATAAGTAACCTGGAACAGCGGTTGGGTGGAAAATTAGACGGACAGCATGGAATACTGATTGCTTTAATAGATCGAGTACGCTCTGTCGATAATGAAATCATACGCCAAGACGTATTGCTCAAGACCGTATTAGGTGTACCACAATTGTTACAAACTGATCGAATTGCAAAGGCAGACAGAGATGACCAGCGAAAGGACTAAGATTATCGCAAGCACATTGCTTTGGATAACAATACCAATCACTGCCGATCAGATGACCCATAAGTTTAAATCACCTTCCTTCAACGGACAAAATACCTCGTCGCACTGGTTAACCATAGAAAACCAAGAATTTAGCCGAAAAAGCGACATAGCTGATGAAATAAAAGCGTACCAGGATGAACTGGCAAGGGACCAGGAAAATACTACCCTGGCCCGGTTTATCCGCAATCTTGAATCTCGGATCTACGCGGAGCTATCGAGGCAGCTAGTCAATAACCTGTTCGGTGAAACTATGTCTACCGAAGGGATATTGGAACTAGAGGGCAACACTATCCAATACTTTGTGGATGGCGATTTCATAACTTTGATAATAACGGATGCCGATGGCAATGAAACTACCATTACACTTCCTGTCGGTTCTTTTAGTTTCTAGCTGTTCAATTGTTGACCAGTTTGATGATACCTTTGAGCAAAGATTTAAAGCTAACGATGTGTCAAAGATTACCGATCTGCAAACTACGGCTCTGGTCAACGCTAAACCTCCAGCCGTCCAGCCAGTAGTTGCTGTATATCCGTCCTCCTTTACAGATCAGACAGGCCAGCGCAAAAGTAATAGCTCATTCGCTCTATTCTCAACAGCCGTTACACAGCAACCTAGCGCCCTGCTTATACGCGCCTTAAAACACGCAAGCGGAGGCAAATTCTTTCGAGTAGTAGAAAGGGTGGGCTTAGATAACCTTACAAAAGAAAGGCAGTTAATACGCTCAGCGCGTGAGCAGTTATCCCCGGGTGGTGAGACTAACAAAGTACCACCACTGTTGTTTGCTGGTGTCTTGTTTGAGGGTGCAGTTCTATCGTATGAGTCAAATCTTAAAACTGGAGGAATAGGCGCACGGTGGCTAGGTATTGGTAAGAGCGCACAGTACAGAAAAGACAACATCACAGTCAGCTTGCGAATGGTATCAGTAGCCACTGGCGAGATACTGTCTGAGGTTATGTCGCAGAAAACAGTTTACTCCTATGCTCAGTCGGAAGATGTCTTTCGTTTCATTGAAATGGGAACGGAATTAATTGAGATTGAGGCAGGGAATTCATCTAACGAGAGCAGCACAATCGCTCTGATGAAAGCCATTGAGCAAGCTGTATTGGAGTTAATGAACATTGGTTTTACAAGAGGATTTTGGGCTTATGAAAAAGATGAATAAAGTATTATTATCTCTGTCACTTTTAAGCAGTGCGGTGCTGGCTGCCGACAATGAAATATACATCACGCAATCAGGCGCTACGGCAAACATAGACATTGAGCAGTTAGGTATTAGCAACTTAATTGGCGGTCTTAGCTCGTCGGCTGGAAGTCTAACAGCATTTGATTTGGATGGCGCATCAATGACCTTAGACATAAATATGATAGGCGCAACCAACAAGTTCTTGGGTGATATTTGGGCAGACTCATTTACTGGCAACTACAATTTTACTGGGTCAACTAACCTGTTTACGATCCAAGTAGACCCCACAAATACCTATGGTGCTGACTCTAGTAATCATCAAGTCGCGGTGACAGGCGCATCTAACACCATGACTCTTAATCAAGGGACTTCAGCACTAGCGGCTACCTTAGATTTAGATTGGATAATACAAGGCTCTAACAATACGATTACCTCAAATATAAATATTGATGGCGCGACAAACTTTATGGATATAGACGGCAGTGATAACACTGTGACCTACACAGGAACGGGCGTTACTGCATCGGCAGGAGGTTACTTCTACTTAGATCACACTGGTGGATCAAGGACATTCAATGTACAGCAGCTTTCTACCCAAGACAATGACTGGCTCAAGATTACCTCTATTGGTTCTTCTGGTACTTTGTGTGTCATTCAAAACGATCAAGGCTCAAGCCTCGGCTGCTGATATTGGGGGAGTCTCTGAGGTTTCTGGGTACGCTCAAATTAAGCGAGGGACATCAGCTAACAATGCAGACTTAGCGTTCTCAATCCAAAGCAATGATCAAGCGGTTACCAGCAACGGCAGAATGGCGATAACCTTTCTTGATGACTCTACAGTAAAACTGACAGAGCATAGCCAGCTAACAATTGATGAGTATATCTACGATCCAGACCCAAGCAAATCAAAAATGGCGCTAACCTTTGGTCTTGGCACAGCAAGGTTTATTAGTGGCACGTTAGGCAAGATCGACAAGCGCAATGTATCTTTAAAAACGCCTACCGCTGACATTGCCATTAGAGGCACTGACTTTACCGCTACGGTAGACGAGCTAGGCCGCAGCCTTATTATCTTATTACCCGATGAGTATGGAGTATCAAGCGGTGAGATTGAGGTGATCACAGCAACAGGCAGCGTCTTATTAAATAAATCATATCAAGCAACAACCGTATCAGTCTGGGAAGCCAGCCCAAGCAAGCCTGTCATATTAGACCTTACGCTTGATTTCATTGACAACATGCTAATCGTTACACCCCCAAAAAAAGAAACGGTAATAACGGAAGAAC